GCAAATATGCAGCAGCAGAATCTTATGGCGCAGCAGAATCTTCCTTTCCAGCAACTGGGTTATATGTCAGATATCTTCCAAGGTGTTCCAGCATTGACACAGACAACAGGTCTTACAACAACACCTCCGCCAAGCACATCTTCTCAGCTTATGGGTCTTGGCATTGCTGGTCTTGGCGCCTATGGTCAGATGAATCAAGGTCGGGGGTTCCCGGGACAATAAGGAAATAGATAATGGCAAGACCACCACTTAATCGTCCAATGTTTCGTGTACCGGGGATGTCCCGTCAGCCTCAAGGTATTCTTGCGTCTGGTCCACAGATCATGAATGCTGCTATGCGGTCCACGGACCAAAATCCATATACGCAGGTATCTACTGATCCTGTTGTTCAAGTACCCCGCACAAGATCAAGAGAAACGGTGAAAGAAAACTTTAAAAACTTTACAGACATCTTTAATCCTATTGGGGAAGCATTAGCCGCAGGCTCTGGGGTAGGTAGGGATATAGTAGAAAGAAGACGAATGGAAAGAGCCCAGCTTGCGGCTGATGAAATGGTGGAAAAAACTCTTGCGATGCAGGACGCAGACCCGACTGACCCGGATGAAAGCATGTATGGTTCTGACTATGAGTACGATGCTAAAGTGTATGGCCCTGCTCGTTATGATGGCATGAACCCGGATGAAAGCATGTACTCTAGTGGTGATGCCGGAACGCCTTTTGATCTAGGAGCCGCAATTAACGAAACCAATAAAAAGGTTATAGATAAAAAACCTACAGATAATAAATCAAAAGTAGAAGACATGATGTCTATGCAGGTAGACGCTGCGGCCAAACTTCGAAGAAACCTACAAAATATTTACAAGGGTGTAGATTTTGATAAAAACGTGACAGAAGCGTCACAAAATCTTACAACACGGATTTCTGATCTTCAGGAAACGATGAACAAAAAGAACGAGGAACTTACCCTTGCCGACATTGATGCAGATTTTGAAAATCTTATGGGCTATAAACCCGGTGACATTAAGACCGAAGCAGAGCAAGAGCGTAAAACTTCTTTCTGGCTTGGCTTGATGAAAGCGGGCTTGGCTATTGCTGCGGGTGAAAGTCCAAACGCTCTTACTAATATTGCAAAAGGCTTGTCTTTTGGTCTTGATCAGTATGGTAAAGACATGCAGCGCATTTCAAGTCAAGAGCGGCAAGATCTAAAAGAGCAGGCGTCCTTAAGATACAGTCTTCTTAAAGACAAAAAATCTGAGCAAATTGCTCAACGCGCATTGGATGTGCAATATAAGTCTGCGCTTTATTCAATAGCTCAAGAACAAGACAAGAGAGCAAGGGAAGACAAAAAACAATTTGTAGACACACAATTTGCTTTAGGTAAGTTAGACATTGCACTTTATCAAACAGCTAACGAATTGGGCTTAAAACTTGGTGATCAAAAAATCTCTCAAGAGAAACTAAATCTAATGTCTTCCGAGCTAGAGTTAAAATATACTTTAGATCCAAAACTGGCTGCCTCAGCATACGCGGCAGGCGGCTTGATTCCTCGTGTAGAAGGTCAGGAAATTGTTATCACTGATCCAACAACTTGGCAGCTAAACCCAGAATGGGTGGATATTGCTAAAAGAGCATTCTTGGATAGCTCCCCCACGAGATCCACCGCTGCTGATAAGGAAGCAAGCGCGGCAGGAAGAAGACTTGTAGTTAAAGGAGTTCAGTATCCTACAGCGGAAGCAGCAGAAGACGCGCAAAGAGCCGGCGCTCTTAGTTTTACAGGTGTCACAAATATATATGACAGAGCAATGATGCAGCTAGATGAAGCTCAACGTATGAAAGGAAAGTTAATAGACACCAACGCGATAGAGATACTTCGTGACGAAGCTACGAAAAACCCAGATTCAGCATTAGCTAAAAGGCTTGAAAAGGCTGGTATTAAACTCGATTCAGATGTTTTTGACTTTACTGAAATAGTAGACGTCAACTAGAAATACGGTGATTCATGACAAGATATAGATATGAAGGGCAGATATATGATTTCGAGCCCGGTCTTACTAACGATGAAGTTAAAGAAAGAATCGCCAATCTTCCGCAGCAGTCTACTGCACCAGTAACTTCAGCTAGGTACGCTTCTGGTATAGAAGAAGACGAGGGTTTTTTTCAAGAAGTCGGGGAAGGGGTAGTCTCCGGCTTGTCCCGCATCCCGCAAGGGATCTTAGAGCTTGGCACTATAGCTTTTGATGCTGCCGCCGACACCAACTACACGGAAGAAGTCACTAAGTTTTTTGATGAAACAAGAGAAGATTTAGGTATTGATCCTACTGGTTTGGCCGGAGGAATATCAGAAGGGCTTGCTCAGTTTCTTGTCCCGGGTCTTGGGGCTGCAAGTGCTGTCTCAAGGGTGTCATCAATAGGAAAAATGGCTCGTGGACTTCGCTCTGCTAAAACTGGGCGAAAAGCATCATCCGCTCGTCTAGCTGCTGCGGAGCGTAAGTATGGTAGTACAAGTCTTAGCACTAGCCAAAAAGTGAACTTGACACTGCAGGAAGCAGGCGCTGCAACTGCTGCTGATTTTCTCGTATCTACAGACGGAACACAGTCTATAGGTGACTTTTTTGAACTTGGCGTTACTCAGACAAATGAGAAAAAACTTGGGGAGTCAGGAAGAGAAGCCGCTCTTCGTAAATTAATTAACAAAACAAAAGTAGGCGCAGAGTCAGGTCTTTTGACTGTGGGTTTCCCAATTGCTCTTGGGGCCACTGTAAAAGGCGGGTCAGCCGTTGGCGCATTTAGGCCCATAGAAGCCATAAACGAAACAACCGGGTTGTCTCTTCCCGGGGCAAGTTTTGCATTAGCGCAAACTGTTACCGGCCCTACAAAAGCAGCCGTTGATTTAATAAAAGGTGCAATTATTCGCGGTGAAGAAAGAATGCTGGACCCTCTTCAAGAGGTTGGTGCGTTCGCAGGTATGTTAAACAGAACTTTAGGTACTTTACGGTATCGCGGCTTCTTAGATGCAGAAGTTGCCGATCAGCAGTCTTTGGTTGGTGCAAAGGTTGAGGGGGAAGTAAAAAGAGCGGACGGTCTTCTTAAAAACATAGAAAAAAACATTGATGAATATCTTAAGCGCCCAGAGGTTCTTGAGCAAAGCAGCATCACAAAACAAAAAATGCTTAATAATTTTATGGATGTTCTTGAGACAGGGAATCGACCTGACGACCTGCCAGAAGAATTGTTTAAAGAATATATGAAAGCCAGAAAAGTTATTGATGGCCTGTCCGAAAGATTGCTAGCTACAGGTGCCGTGGCTCGTTTGCCTGAAGAATCAACCAGCAGGTTTATGGGCCGTGCAGAATTTATCCAGACTGTTAGAAACAACATTCAAACCGGGGGTTATCTGCGTCGCCGTTACCGTGCATTTGAAGATCCTGAAAACTACTCAATACCTAGAGGTCTTGCAGACGAGCGGGAAATATTTAATATGCTCCGCACCGGAGGTGCGGAAGGCAGTGAAGGCGACCGTATATTTAAAGACATCAAAGAACGTCTTAATATTACAAACTTTCGCGTTACCGAAGAACAAACGCTTGACACATTGACGGACAGGCAGCTTCGCGGTTACGTTGACGCTATCCTTAATGATGCAAGAAACACAGGACGTGGAAGAATTATGGGGATGAGTTTTCGCTCGTCTATGCGAAAATTAAATCCGCAACTTTTGAACAGGCGAAAAGTAGATTTGTCTACAACGAGACGAATCCTTGGCGAAATTAGAGACCCGTTTGAAGCATATGTTGCTACGGTTTCTGATCTGTCAACATTTATAGCTACGGATGATTTTTTTACAACATTCCGCAGATTTGTAGATGACGACATAAAAAACGCTAAAAACCGTGAAGGTAGATATAGCGAACTTCGTGCATCTAGAGCAGAAATACAAAGTTTAATAAACGCTAGAAGAGAAAATCCGGCTGCTCAGTTAGGCCCGGCTCAAAGCAGATACATAGATACAGAAGAGTATATCAAAAACATTGAGCAACAAGTAGTTGCAAATGGTGGTGAGTTTACCGACGCATCAAAACAAAAAATCTTAGAAGATCTCAGAGATCAGGGATACTACATCCTTGGCAAAACGGGACTTGATGGCAACATATATGACAAAGGGATTAGTGAAAGTGCCTTTGGAGCTATGCACGGGATAGCTATTCCTGAGCCTATGTGGCGGTCAATGTCAAACAACATCTTAAATGACGACAACGATTTTACAAAATACTTCTTGCGTCCGGTTTATGGTAGTTTTTTAAAACTCAAGGGCATGACCCAGTATGCAAAGACTATTCTTTCTCCCGTCACACAAGTTCGTAACGTAACATCCGCAGCTTTATTTGCTGCTGCTCAAGGCAACTTTGGGAACGGCGCCAATCTTGGGGAGTCCTTGTCTCTTGTCTTGGGCGATCTTTTTAATATGACCGATGAAAAAGCTCTTGAGTATATGGTTGAACTGCAGCAGCGCGGCGTTATCGGAAGCAGCGCACAGCTTCGAGAAATTCAAGATACTCTTCGTAAAGGTCTTAATCCACGAACCACTTCCGGAGCGCATATTCTAGATGAAGCTGCCGGGCGGCTTCCCTCTGACATAGCCGGGCCTCTTGAAGTCGCTCGCAAAAAAGGTTGGGTGCGCCAAATGCTGGGTAAAGCAGAAGATGCGTATCGTGGCGGTGATGATGTTTGGAAAATATATAACTACGAGTTTGAACACGCTAAAATTAAACAAGCTTATCTAGACGATGTGCAGAATGCCACAAAAGGTTTAACAGATCCGGACGTAATTAAAAATGCTAAAGAAGCGGTAGATTCTAGTTACTTAAAGTTTACTAATTCTTCTCCTAGTACATCGCTTGACACCGCATTAAAAGATCTTGCTGCCGACAGAGTTCGTAACCTCGTTCCCAATTATGAGCTTGTGCCAGACGCAATTAAAAATCTTCGTAGACTCCCAGTGGGTAACTTTATTGCTTTCCCTGCTGAGATTATACGCACAGGATTTAATACGCTTGACACAGCAATGCGTGAGTTGTCCAGTGACAGTAAAGCTATACGCCAGATAGGTATGCGGCGGTTGATGGGGGCTACAACAACCTTTGCGATTGTCCCAACAGCCCTTCAGGGCATGGCTATGAAGCTGACAGAAACAAGTCAAGAAGAAATTGACGCGGCGAATCGTGTTGCAGCGCCATTTCAACGCAACTCTATATTTATTCCTGTGGGCCGGAATGAAAAAGGTAACCTTGAAGTTATTGATTTCAGCCACACCAACCCATACGACATGTTAATCAAACCATTCTACGCGGTAATGAACAGCCTTGACCGAGATGGCCGACTGTCCAACGACGGAGTGGAAGCAGGGACTCGTGCTGCATGGGAAGCTTTTTCTGAATTTGCGTCACCTTTCTTTGAGCAGTCTATTGCCGCTGCTGTTATACAAGATGTCATGCCTAAGTGGGCAATGGGCAATGGTGGTGAAACAAAAACCGGCGCTATTGTGTACAAAGATGTTGAGTCACTAGGGAAAAAACTAGAGCGTAGTTTTTTCCATGTGGTAAATGGCCTAAGCCCCGGCATAAGTCCTTTCCGTATACCAACAGGAGCAGACTTGTCGGAGGTCGAAGCAGGGCGTTTTATTCGCGGAACTTTAGGTAATGAGCTTGGTCTTTCCACTAAAGAACCATCCACAGGAAGAGAATATGGAACAGCGGGTGAGATTATCCGTGCGCTGTCTGGGTTAAACACACAGGAGTTTGACCCAGAACGTATTCTTAGATTTAAGGCAAATGAATTTAAATCGAATCGTTCTGAAGCAGCGACATTGTTTAATGATGTGGTTAACAGGGAAGTTTCTTCCCGCGAAGATTATATTAAGGGGTATGTTGAGGCTAACGAAGCAAGGCTTCGTGCTTTCCGTGAAATGTCATCTTATGTAGATGATCTCGGAACTTTGGGTCTAACGAGAGCTAGAATAAGAAGACAACTTAAAAAAGAAAAGTTAGGCAACGCTGAAATAAACAGCATTATGCGTGGGCGTTACGATCCTTTCACGCCATCCAAAGATAAGATGGAAGAAGCTAGACGTAAACGTCATGACATTCCGCGCAGCGAATTAAGAACTTTAGAAAGACAAATGCGCCGCTTAGACATAAGCCCGGATTTTCCTGAGCCGACTCCGGAAAGATTTGATTTTAGCTCGACTCCAACTGCGCCTAGGTCTAATATACTGTCCCCTGAGGATATGTTTTTATTTTCACCGCAGCCTGAACCACAAGCTGCTGCACCACAAGCTCCGGTCCCCGGTCCAACAACCAAGGTTCCCGGGCAGGCGGTCGGCACACCTGTGGGCTTTACTTATAAAGGTCAGCAAATACCTGCAGAACTTCTCGGTGGAAATCCAGAAGACATAATGAAAAATGTAGAAATATATCGAAGGAGCCAGCAGTGAACAAAGATCAATTACGAGAAGAACTGGCAGAAGACGAAGGCTGCAAGTTTGAGATCTACTTAGATCACTTAGGTCTACCAACTTTCGGAATCGGAGCACTTGTCAAAGAGCACGACCCAGAGTACGGTCTGCCTGTTGGCACACCTGTATCAGAGGATCGTGTCCGCCAACGGTTCAACCTAGACATAGCTGTGACAATTGAAGACTGCGGTAGGTTGTACTCAGACTTCGACGAGCTACCCGAAGAAGCCCAGTTGGTCATTGCCAACATGTGCTTTAACCTCGGCTACCCGCGTCTGTCTAAGTTCAAAGGTATGAAAGCCGGGATCGACGACCGGGATTGGCACCGCGCAGCCGACGAAATGGTCGATTCGAGGTGGCATGATCAGGTTCCGAACCGGGCAAAGCGTTTGGTTAAGCGAATACGCGACCTTGCAAAGGACTAACCTTGTAAATTATACGCTTATTCTACAAGGTACAAACAACTGAAATCATTAGATAAAAACATCGATTCTCGTGGACCTCAGTATCGATGGACGTATCATTATACCTCGAGGTCGATGAGAATTGACGTTTTTGTCTTCTCCCCCGTCATTTCTAGACATATCGCATTCGATACTATAACTTCTCCTGCAGTTCGTGGGTCTGTTAGAATATCTATTGTCATTTCGGCAAGCCTATCATTACATTGACCCAATGTTTCATACGGTCCTCGGCTATCAAAAGCAGTCAAACACTGCTGTTGATTAGCTACGAAGCATAATAATAGCATTGCCTTGTAAAACATCTAGCCTACCTCACCCCAGTTGTCCCCAAGTTCAGCATCGACTTCAAAGGGAACTTTGAGATCAGGGACACAGTTTGACATTATGTCAACAATCCTGTCTGCTTGTTCTTTGTTTTCGATATTGAAACAAAGTTCATCGTGAACTGTTAGTGTTGGACATAGGCCCTCACTGTAGCAATCCACCATTGCTTTCTTTGTCTGGTCGGCACTTGACCCTTGAATTAATCTATTTAACGCTTTGTATGTAAACGCTCTGCGAATACGTCCTTTGCCGCCATACTCTTTCATTGCCTGCTCTTGTGGCAATGGTTTGTTATAAGTGTAAGACACCGGCTCCCACATGTCAAAGCGGCACTTTCTTCCGAGCCATGTACGAATCACGCCACGATCTGAAGCATACCTAGATGTCATGTCTGCAAGACCTTTAACAAAGGGAACCCTTTGGTAATATTTATTCAGCAGCGAGGTAGCTTCTTCTTCTGTAATGTCCAGCACGTTTGCTAGCTTCTTCTTTCCCATCCCATACATGATACCAAGGTTAACAGTCTTGGCTTCCTTGCGTGGAATCTCTGCCATGTCAGCCACCATTTGATGAAAATCAGCATTGCCTTCATGGTACATTTTTACAACCTCGTCGATCTGTGGATGACGATCCACGCCTGTCAAGGTGGCACAGTAGTGCGCTAGCCAACGAGGTTCTTGTGAGGCATAATCAAACGATCCCCACTTACAGCCTTCTTCAGGGACAAAAAGACCGCGAATCATTTTCTTAATCTCAGGATCCCTCGCAGGTATTTGCTGTAAGTTTGGGTTGCTCGAAGAAAATCTTCCGGTTACAGTACCTCCATCATCAGAACGAAGGGCATTAAAGTCACAATGGATTCTACCGTTATGAGAATGTTCAAGAATTGTTTCAACAAAAGTAGTGTTTGCTTTATTAAGTTCACGAATTTTCACAATCTTCTTTGCAAGGGGGTGCTCGTGATTCGCAAGAAACTGTTTGGTAAAAGACGGCGCCCCCGTTTTTTCTGTTGCCGCATACTTGACCCCCACCGAGTCGAAGGCTTTTGCAATAGATGTCGCAACCCACGGCTCGATGGCGACGCCGGTCTCTTCCTTCACTTCTTTAAGTAGAGCGCGTTCACGGGCGGTGAGCTCTTTTTTAGTTTGCTCCGCTCGATCCATGTCTACTCTAACACCTTTGGTTTTCATGTCCAATAGAACAGGAATTAGACTTGTTTCCAGTTCAAAGATTGATGTGCATTCATCTTTTACCAAGTCTGTCCGCAGACGTTCCCACAACCTCAGAGTCACGGCGGCATCCTGCTCCGCATAAGGCCCGACATATCTGGAAGGAAGACGAAACATCTCACTTTTGGCGTTGACACCAAACTCTTCTGCAGCGGAGCGAAGAATCTTTTCATCCTTGCGCTCCGACAAATAGTCGCGAGCTAGTGAATCAAGGTTATACCAGCGGCGGTTTTCATTAAGAAGTGGCGCTGCAACCATCGTATCAATGATCTTGCCCTGCACTTCGATTCCCTCTGCGCGGAGCCAACCCAAATCATACAGCGCATTGTGCATGATCTTTTCAATATGCGGAGTAGCCATCATTTTCTTCATCCACGCCATCACAGATGAGCGCGGAAGATTCCCAGCGTCATGTTTGACAGGCAAGTACCAAGAACTATCCCCTGCTGCTACTGCAATACCAATAATGTACCCGTCTTTCCGAGTCCAGCCCGGTCCAAGAGTTGTGAGGTGTGGGTCTCTGGTCTCAAGGTCAATAGATATTCTTTCGTATTGAGTAAGATCAGGAAGTGATGATGGCGGTGACCAATCACTATCTGTCTTGCCCCAAGCCACATCTTTTATGTCTTGAGCAAGAAGGTGGTACTGGTATGCATCACTCATAATAAGCCTCTATATCTTCTAGCGAATGTCTAAAGATGAACACAGGAGTTCTGTCTCCTACATGCGCTCCAGCTACGTTATAGTTAAAGTAGTCAATCGCTTCGTGCTCTTCCATGCCCTGTGCCATTAAGATGTCTAGGCACTTTTCAGCATCATAAGCAATAACCTGCTCTGACCCACATCTTTCCGCGATGCCTATGACTGCCTCGTCAAAACCATCAGCCTTGTAAAAAAATTTATTAGCTTCTTTAACTAATGTCATTGGTCAATTCTCCTCCGCAGGCAAGATACCCGCATCCGTCTACCCAGTTGTCGATGTGGTTCGGGTTTGATGCTATCCGCGCAATCTTTAACAAAGTCATCTTGACAGCGCAGTCCATTCCTGTAGGCAGATCATCAGGTTTAATACTGTCCCACCAATACCAAACTGTCTCGATGTTTCTGAAGTTGTCTTCCATGTTACCGTGCTGCGATGCACGATCCTGAGTCACATACCCTTTAGCGGTGTCTAAAACTTCTGCTCTTTTCATATCGCAAATCCATAATTTCCTGTTGATTCGATTAGGTGAAGGTGTTTTTTAGTGCGCGTGGCACCGACGTAGAAAACCCTGACCTCGCTATCTTGATCAAGGCTTTCCATGCATGCTTTTGTGGAATCTAGGAAGAGGGCGACGTTATCCGCCTCTCCACCTTTTGCTTTGTGAATCGTCGAAATCCGGATCCTCGGACTGCCAGATAGTAATCGCTCCCCCCGCCGACGTACCGACGTAATGTAACCTATCTCCTTGTCCGATACTTTCAAGACATTCATCCACGGCGTCTTGGCATTCACGCTTAAACTGCACCGTTCGATGATGTCGTCCAGAGTGTAGAAAAGATCTGGATCTAAAGATTCTAGGTTTCTTCGACCAGACTTCGTAATAACATTTCCGTTGAGTATCTTCGAGAAATTCTTCAGTTCTGCTGCTGATAAGGACAAGCCTTTGCATAATTTTAACCACACCTCAATGCCATTTAAAACATTTTGAGATAGGGACCAACCCGCCCCTTCTCTCCAGAAGAGATAACCGTCTTCCTTCAGGCGGGTGGAGATCTTATTCGCAATGTAATTTGTCCTTGCTAGGATTAACCATTCACCATTCTCCAGATCAAGCTCCATTATATCGCGATGCCAAGAAAGATTCCCTTGTCTTTCTGTGGGTTGCCAAACTTTATTTTGTCTGATCGCAACACGCTTGACCAACTGATCTGAAAAATTGTGCACGGACAACGGTACACGGTAGGATTTATCAAGGACAATCTTATGATCGCTGGCATTCAAGAAGTCCGATACACGGACCCCCATCCATGAGTATATGCACTGGTCATCGTCACCAGCATAGTAAACCTTCTTGGCATTCGGGACGAGAACTTCCTTTACCATACGCCACTGAAGAGGAGCCAGATCTTGTGCTTCGTCTATGATCAAAAGATCAAAACGCGGGCTAGTCCCCTGCTCGATGAAGTCCTCAATCATGTCAACAAAGTCACGCTTTTTAAGTTCTTCCTTGAACTCGCGATAGGCTTTGTCTAGAACTCGTAGCTGTTGAAAATGAAGGCTATAGTCGGCAGAGTCGCTGAACTGCTGCTCAAGACTTACTTCACGAACCCGTGCCATCTGTATCATCGACATGTACTTGTCGCCGCCAGAACCCGGCGTAAAAAGAATACCCTCTGACATATTGTTAGATGCGTTCGCACGAAAATCCAAACCGACAAGAGTGCCGAGGTCATGAAAGTCCCTGCCCTTAAACACATCTTGTGACCTCATGCCCAGCCAGCTAAATGCCAATGAATGCAAGGTACGGAACCACATCAGGTCTTTAGGGCCTAATGACAGTTCAGCAAGAGCTCTGGTCTTGGCTTCTTCTGCAGCTTTCTTACTAAAAGACATGAAGGCCACGCGGCTAGGATCCATTCCACCAACTATCGCTTCTTTGACAATGCTAATAAGCCTTGTTGTTTTGCCTGTCCCCGGGGGACCAAAGATTGTGGTTTCCATTAGAACGGCACCTCCGACTTCTCAACTACGATGTCGGGTGTGGCAACCTCTGACGCAAACTCAGGCACCCACCATACACGAACTGACTTCCACTTGCCGCTCGATGTCTTGAAACGCTTAACACCATGTGCGTCTGTGCCGTCATTCATTTCCTTGATTCGTTCTTGAATCTGCGCCCTTGTGTAACTATCAAACTTCTTTTGACGCAGGTATTCCATCAGTGAGTCAAGTCTAAAATATGTGGCCTGTTCTTCTGCGTCCGTAAATGGCTTACCAACCATGATCTCTTCGACAGTCTGTGCCTGTACGCGACCAGTGCAGTATGACTCCAACAAATTAAAGAACTGCCCCTTGTATGTAAGTTCTTCTGGCACCTCAATCTGATTGCAATGCTCCATGAGGTTGTTGATTAGAATCTGCCAGTCCGCATCCTTTGCCCGCTCCGGCATAAAGTTTAACTGCTCCATGCATGACCTTTGAAACAAGCGCGGGTTTTGAAGCTCGTCTGTATCAAGCTCCAGTCGGCGCCCATCGATATCAAGGAACCACAGCCGTGGCTCAGACAGCACCACTGACAACCCACTGATCGTGGGCAGTGTGCCACCGCCACCAATACCGTGCTTCAGGGTGCGGCATACATTTTTATTGCAGTAAGAAGCCATAGGCTCTTCGCTGCATAGGTAGCCCCACTCTTTCTTTTCCACTTGATTCTGAATTGTGACAATCTCTGATGCCGGCAGCGGTGGGTTAAAGTCCTTGGCGTTATGCTGCTCAAGCAGAGACTTCCAGTTGATCTCATCATACTTTTTCAAAAAGATACCAAGCTGGAAAGCAAACTTGTTGCGCTCGCCTTCGCCAACGCCGATCATAAGTTTGGCACGAACGCAAGGTATGTAGTCAGGATATAGATTTACTTCGCCGCCGATGGGCAGCTTCATGAATTCGTTTGGATCGACACTGATCTCATCGATCATGTCTAAAAATTGTTCTAGTGTCGCCCCGTCCCCGTCCGGAAAAACCGCCGGGCGGAGCGTCTGTTCCGCATGAAAGTACGGAAGGTTGATAAAGTTACCAACATCACCACGCTCGACCAAAACCTGTTCCTGCTTCGGAAAGATTTCGCATTTGCCATGCCCAAGCATAGCAGCAATTTCTGCAGCTTTGTCTCTGAATTGTCCTGCACTGAACCACTCCTTAAAGAAAAAGAATATATGCGCGCCGCCTGATTTAGAACGGCACACGATACACGGTACATTGTTTTCTGATAGCTGTTTGATAAGAGCAGCGTGGTCTAGTGGATACACATCGATATCAAGCGCACCAAACTTGCACTTGTTTTCTTCGTTAATAGGTATCGACCCGACGCCAGTCTTGCCGTCAAGGTGTTCTTGCACAAGCTCAACAGTCAACGGTTTACGAACAACGTATGACTTGGCTTTAGTTTTTCCGGCTCTTCGTTCTTCTGATATATCTGTACGTCCATGTGCAGCGCCGAAACCAGCAAACGCCGCCATGAACCTTTCCGCAAGGGTCATAGCTTTCTCCAATAAAGGAATGGGGAAATGGTAACCTTCCGAGTTGCTACCATCCCCCCAACTGGTTAAAACGGTACGTCAGCAGCCTTAGTTGCTTCGGCCATCTCATCAGATGTGCCCGCAGCCGTTCTAATCTCTCCTTTACTAAAGCTCTCAGCCATCTTTTTGGCTTCAAGCATAGCCTGACCCATCTTGGAAACGTCAGTCTCACGGGTTACACGGAAATTATACCATGTGCCCTGATCATTGCTTTCCGAAACGGTGGTGATCCGCCACGCAGTACCGTAAATGGGCAGGACAAAAGGTCCGTTCTTGCCTACAGCACGGCACGAGGTGCGCTGCGAATTCCATTTCTTAGAGACCTTCAACTGGGTTTTCTTCATGTCCAGTACGGCAGGATCATAGTTGCCAGTCTCTTCGTTATAAACCATCACCAGATGCTGATGACAGCGAACAAGCTCGTTACCGGACGGCAGAACTTCCGCCGCTCCTTCACGGTTTGTGTTGTTAAGGTCTGGGTCATTATGATTTAGTTCCCGTACCAGACCGCCGCCCGCACTACGCGGGGTGAACTCAAGGTATTTCATTTCAAAGGCCACTGGAATTACCACGACGCCTTTGTCTTCTGAGTAGATCTCACCCGTCACCGTATTAAAGATGTCACCCTGTGACGCACCCTTGATATACTCAGGCTTCTCTTTGTTCAGTTGAGGTGATAGCGCTTGCAGGATCCGTACAAACGGTATCTGCATTTGTTCCTGACCAATCTTCTCGAAACCCGCACCAGCGTTTTCCTCAAAGATATCCATCAAGCCTTCCGGCGCTAAACTTGTATTCATTTTTTCTGCTACTGCTGTGTTAGCCATGTCGCTTATCCCTTCTTGATAACAGCGCGGTTACCGACATACACACCGAATGTGTCGTAGTCGATATCTTGTTGAGACTCAATACGATTCTTTACCCATGACCGTAAAGTCATAGGATGAATGTGGGTTTTCTGATTTGGCTCAAGACCCTGACCTCGCAGATCATCTAGTATTGCACCAGCCATATTGTCTTGGCCCATACCAAACGTAACCACAACGTCATTCTTGATAATGTCTGCTTCACCAATGGAACGCAGGAAATTAAATGCTTCTTCCTTGCGATCATCTGGGATGCGCGCAGACACATACTTCTCAACAGAGATTTTATTGCCATCTACTGTTAAGCTTTGTACGCCAAGCTCTTCCATCAACGACGGAATATCTTCCTCGTCAATAGTTCGCTTCTTGGCTTTCAGGTCTTTAAGAAAACTTTCCGTCTTGTTAATCTCATCGTCTACAGCTTGTGACTGTCGGATCAAACGGGATAGGCGGGTTGTACTTTCTTCACTAACTTGGTCAAATGCCTTGGCGTTAGCGGCCTCTTCTTCAAATAACGAAAACACATCGTTCATCGTTCACACTCCATGTTTAAAGTTTATCCCCTTCGGGATTGGTCTTTCGTTTTACTTACTAACTTTTATTGTGTCAACTGTTTTTATTCTCTCAAGGTGTTTGCCAAACGCTTCAACGTCTCCGCGCCCACGCACAGCAGCGTTGTACTCTCGTACAATATGTGACATTTGACCTCCCATCGTGCGCCCCTCTAGGTGCGCGAGATGTTTTAAAACTTTATGAACCTGATTCGGCACAGCCACTGATTTGTATTTAGCGTTGTCCACTATTTTCTCCTTGTTAATGTATAGCCTTCGTGTAAGATTACACAAATAGCTGGGATTTAAAAGGATTTTTTTATGAAAAAACCCAACTTTCGAAATGTAGAAGGCAAACGCTGTGAACTTATTGCAGTCGATTGGCTTCTGTCTCAAGGCTGTTACACTTACACACAAACTATGGAACAAGGCCCCATTGACATTGTTGCTTTGTCTCCAAAAGGTGAGTGGCTTTACTTCGATGTTAAAAAAGCAAGCCGGCGAGAAGACGGTAGCATCATCAGCCGCACTCTTGGCTCCAAGCAAAAGAAACTTGGTGTCCGATTGCTGTATGTTGATATCGAAACCAAAGAATGTCACCTTTACCCCCATCAATTTAATATTAAACAATCGTCAGAACAAAACGCCGGCAACCGCAGATTCAACGGTGTTAAACCTGAAGCCATTTCTTCACTTCTTCACCAAGAGTCGCCCCCGCAAGATTGATCTTGCTTTGAAGGGACTTGGCTATGTTTATATCCACTGTTCCCGGGACAACCAGATCGACATACAAAACACTTTTGTTCTGCCCGATACGGTGGCAACGATCTTCCGACTGCATTCTGGTCTCTAGATTATAATCGTTAGCGTAATAGATTACGTTGTTGGCTGCGGTCAGGGTCAAGCCATAGCCTGCTGTTTGTGGGTTGCCGACAAAGAATCTTGCATCACCTTTTTGGAATGACGTTATAGCGTCTTGACGTTGTTCATCTGTCGTGTCCCCAAAATAACTTACCACGCTCCCCGGTCCATGGACTTTAGCTAAAGTAGCTACAATAGCTTTTATGTCGTACCTGAATCTAGACCAAATGATTACCTTGCCCGTCATTTCTTCGATAGTGTCAAGCATGGCCTGCAACCTGTTGCTTTTAACTTCTACCAGTTCGCCATCGTCTGTCTTCAGATGACCACACAAAACCTGTTGCATACGAAGCAGCTTTGTCATTACCTCTGATGCCGTGACCAGTTCGCCGTCTTCGAGCAGGGCAATTGCTGCGCTCTTGAGACTGTTGTAGTGCCGGCACTGTTCATCAGTCAGCGCCACTTCTCTTGTCGTGTATATCTTTGGCGGTAGGTCAAGAGCATCTTCCTTGGTCACACGGTATGAGAAACCTGCCAGTTTGTCAGTCAACTCCGAAAGATTGCGGTAGCCTATAATCTGTTGGAAACTATGCGACCCCATGCGCTGCGTCCGCACCATCGCGTACCGATTCTGGAAAGACCAGTAAGAATGGAAGCCCAGAAGATCTGTATCGAGAAAGGCACACTGCGCGTACAAGTCCAGCGGTGATTTCGTAACAGGGGATCCGGTCAGGATTCTCCGGTAGGCCGCATTCTTACCAATTTTAAGTAACGCTGCAGTTCTTTTGGCCTTCGGATTCTTGATTGTTGTGGACTCGTCAATTGCAAGAAGGAACGTGCTATCTTGTGTGAAAAAATCCAAGTATTTTTGAACTTTAGGTGTTGCGAAACCCTCCACATTAACCAGTAGGATGCGGAGGACTGAACGCTCCTGCACGGCACCTGATAGTCGTTTGGCAACGGTCTTGTTTGGGTTCGGATTCCATACATATACCTCATGGTCAATCGCTTCTGGGAAATGAATGGGAATTTCGGAGCTTTCCCAATTCCGGTATACCCCTTTAGGTGCCACGATGATTGCCGTGTCAATTTTTTCATTCTCATGTAGCCATACGATATTGTCGAGTAGTACCTTCGATTTACCACAGCCCATCTCCATGAAGTAAGCATAATTCTTTTTGTCATGACTTCTCAGCAAAGCCTCATGCTGATGTGCATAGGGCTCCGTTTTATAATTAAACATGTGTATCTTAAAGCCAACTCAAAGCAGATGATGCAGAACTAGACATATAATACATCGGCCTGTATTGGGCTTCCCTCTCGTTAGCAGCGACTGGGTCATCTTCAAACCTAGCGCCGTTCATCAGTTCTTCGGTTTCATCAGATAGTAGGAAGGGGCCGTGGAATCCTGTTATCCACACATTCCGCGCCAGCCTACTCCATTGCTCCAGCTTACTAAGCCGCTGAATCGTCTCCGCCGGTATCCCACTCAGGCTCGAAATAGAAGAGGGGTGGTGACTCATCTCCCACATTCTCTTCGCTACCAGCACCGCCAAGTGTGGATGGTTGGGGAAATTCGATGATGTTATTGTCAGATTGACTGTGTACTGTTTCTGTTTTGTCATCTTTATTACTCATCTTCAATGCTCCCTGTCATAATACCAAAACGAGCAGCCTCCATGTACCAAAGTATTTCAGCCGGGTCAGACACAGTCGTGATCATCTGAACCACGCCTTCATTGTTCTCGCCCATAATGATTATGTCTTTGAATGTTTCCCCCGCTACCTCACATACCATGGGCACGGGGTCTTTTGTCCGTGTCACACGATGCAGCGGGAAGGATAGTACGTTTTGTTCTTCGCTCATAAAGGAGCTCCCTGACAACAGTCTTCAACGATTGCATGGCACACGGTACACTGTTCATGCCCATGCACGAACATTGTTCGTAGCACGGCGTGACAGCGAGGGCAATGTGTAGCACACATTTCTTGTTTGTCTGCAGCCTTCTTCATTTCTTCCCGCTTGTCAGGAATCACATCATGCCTGCGAATCTGTGACCAGTTTGGGTCTCTGAGTTTTATACTCATCCCGCCTGTATCCTGTTCCACGCTCTGAAGACCATGTCGTCTTCGGTTTTACTTTTGTCCATGTGCTGCTGCACAAGGCTTTCGATAACAGACACAGCTTCCTTCCATTCCATGCGCGGTGGAATAGACGCTATGTCTATTTCATTTGGCATTAAATGCGTGTGCATTTCGTTCTCCATCATGGTTGACTCTCCTTCATGATATCTTAGTTGGGATAAATTGTAAAATCTTATGACTCTACGGCGTCAAATACATCTATGTCGCCGATAATGTACCCTGCCTGAGTCAGGCGGCGGTTAAATTGTAACTGCCTGTTCATGGCAATCTGTTTTGCTTCGGCCTTGTTGCCAGCCCTTACTTTTTTAAAGACTTTGCATTCAACCACCAAGCAAACTTCATACTGTTTTACTTTGTTATATTTAGTCTGAGTTCGTGTTAATAATTTTTCAGTCATTAGTCCCTCCGTAAGTTAAGAAGACATTCCATAAATTTCCCGTCATATCATTTAAAGCAGCACGGGTTGACCAGTTATACAGACCACTGAAAATAAGACCTAGGGGGCAATCTGTCTTGGCATCTATGGCGTTGAAGGACGCTGTCTTTGTCGCCCTTGAGGAGGATAGCTGCTCCCCTTACAAACTATTTTAAATCTTCATGCTTCATCTTCAGGCCGCAAGTTATGCATTCCCAGTAATCACCCTGATCAAAACTATGCGTGAAAGATGTCACACTCGTTTTACACTTAGGACATTTCCCTGCTGCAATCCGCTTGGCAAATGTGCCATCACCTTGAACGATGATCTTACTTTGACTACACATACTTGCTCCAATACTCGCCCCACGCTTCTCCAACCATGTCATGTATTTCATTCATGTCTAAGTGTGGCAGCTTTCTAAAATGTGGCTCCATGGTTCTTACAAACTCATCATATGTCTCACATTCTCCGATGATTGACTCTGCCGTGTCAAGAAAATCTTCTTCTAATTGCATAGCCATAGCTTTGACCTTACCCATTTAATCCTCCTGTAGATTAAACTGACGGCGTAGCTGCCACATGCTGTTATCCAGATTTTTTACATCAGACATCCACAAATCCTGACATTCATGCAGGCTTTGCAACGCACCACTGATTGCATTATAGGCTTCCCTCACCGCCTCGCGCTGCTCTTTTGACAATTGGTCAAGTCTACCTTGCCGATCACCACGCTCTTGCTCCCGCTGCTCGTCCCAATAGGCGGACTTCTCGTCCAAAGTCCATTCATTAAAGTCTTTTGGTAAATCACTCATTAGTTTATTTCCTCTTCTATTATAGGTGTCCATCGTATGTCTCCACTCTCAATCATTCTGAGAGCCTCTTCATTGACAAGGTCTTCGAGATCTTCGACCGAAATATTGTGCGGTGCTTTCACCTCGATGAACCTTGCAATGTCGAACACATACCTTTTTTTACGAACCACGATCCACGATACCTTTGCTTGTCCCACCGTTGTATGCGCGGTTTGTCTTTGAATACATCTCCTGATGTATTTTTCTTTTAATCTTCTCGCGAACAAAAGCCATCTTCTTGGTCTCAACATCCTTGCGAACCTGACGCCTTTTTTCCTTGCTCATTTTTACTTCCGGAACCTTTAACAATTCCTTGACCTGATCATCACTAAGCATCTTTGCCTCGCATGATTATCTCCATGACCTCAGATACTGTGCCTTCGACCCACCAGCCACCGTTGTTGTGATGGCCGTCATGAATCCGCGTAACCTCGCGCTCGATATTCCCGACTCTACGCACCTGACTGTACACCGTGAATGATGTGCCAGTAAAAAACATAACGCCTTCTGGTTTAAACGAGTGGGTGCATAGTCTGGTTAACACAAATGATTTACTCATCCCCAACTCCATTAAAATAAACTGTTAGCTCTTCAGAATCATCGATGTCCTCATCGATGACCTGATACATAATGTCCTTGCCATGCACGAGATCATGAATGGCCTTGATTAACTCAGCTTTGGTCATCCCCAATCCTTTCGATCTTCTTCCTCATTATAGCCCTTAGTATAGGCAACAATCTCATCCGGTGTCATGTCTTGCAGCATGATCCTCTGACCCTTGCCTGTCCCCTCCGGATACCAGTGGGGATTGAAAGAGCGACCATAGTACCTGTCCGCCGATCCACGATCCATTGGACTTCCGTGCTTGATGCTAAAACTTTGGCACATAACTTATCCCCTCCAGTTGAAAGGCTTTCACCTTCTGATACTCGCGCCATTTCGCATCGATCTCCGCTTGTGAAACCTCCTCGAATATCGCATCTCCGAACTCGCGCATAGTCCTGCGAACCTCTTCATCGACATGAATTAAACGATCATCAGTCATCACTGTTCTCCTCAAAAGCCTTCGGGGTTCTATCCCACTGAGGTTCGTTATCCTCCCACATTTCAGTGAAGACACGCTTGTCTTTCAATTCATCATAGGTGGCCTTGGTCACCTCGTAGTGACGACCAGCCCCATAGGCCATTTCGCCACAGTTCCAGTACATACCTTCCGGCAAACCGAAAGAGTCATGCTCATCGAGGCCGTACCAATCTTTGGCAATCTCTTCCATCACTTCATCAGGATCACCAGCGGTTGCGAACAGGATGGATTGTTGAACCTCGAACTCACCATACTGCTCGTCTATGTTTCCAACATAATATTTCATCACATTACCTCCCTCCAATTACGAA